ATTAATAAAATTACTATTCACTAGATTATCAATAATACTTTTAATTGTTGCTGTTCCTGTATAACTAGCAATCCTACTTTCCAAGATGCAAGAAATATTTCTCCCAAAGACAATAAGTTTTTCATTTCCAAAAGCATCTGTCCTAACCGATTTCTCCAAAATAAAACAAGCTTCATTATTTTCTTTTTGATAAACCACATTATCAATTTCCAATAATTGAAACATCTCTTTTGTAAATGGCATCTCCATCTCAAATTCGCCCACATCATTATATTTTCTAGTCCATTTAACGCTATCGTATATGGTCACAACACCTTGTAATTCAAAGTTTTTATATATGTAAAACATTCCATCACACTCCTAGGTAACGTGGTGTATAGTACACGATAACGTCTAAATTAACTGTATTTACATCTGCTAAATAACCCACTATGTTTTTTCCAACTGATAGGGAAAAGAAGTCACTATTGATATCAAGATACTTAAAACCATTTGTAAGACTATTTACTGTAATCTTTTTCAACTCTGGATAGTTGACTACCTCAATGGAATCACCTTTTTCCATTGTATAATTGATTTTGATATAGTCACCAGTTAGTTTATTAAATATCTTTGGATTTGTAACCGTTCCTTTTGCTTTAAATACAACTCGAAAACCGCTTTCCACATCACCTATATTTTCCACTTCTGTTTCCAATGCTGATTTCTTCAATCCAAAAGTCATACCTTTATTTTTAGGAATAATCAACGGAAATTTCAACTGTGGAGTAATCAAAGCAATATATTCTGTTTTCTCTTTATTCTGCCAAAATGGATGATTTGCTTTTAAGTTAATTTCAAATCTAATCAATCCACCATTGGATACCACACTAGGTATTCCTTCTAGCATACATTCGATTTCTTTATTTCCAATAGAATCTACATAGATTAACTTTCCTTTCAACGTAGGGTTGAGAACCCTAATTAAATTATTTGTTAATGTTATAGTGCTACTATTCTTTTCTATGATCCCAGACAAAACCATGTATCTACTATCCAATGTGTTGCTCACATAATTTTCCCCATGCATTAAATTTGTCTTGTTTGTGACTATGTTGTTTTCTACACCTTCCTCAAATTCTTCTAAAAGATAAACAGAAAAAGGAGAAAACTCAATTTCTGCTCCTACATCATTCCGATAAATTATTCTTGTGTCTTTTGTGATAAGCAAATCGATTTCCTCCCTTCTATGTTAAACCTAGCTGTCTGATTGTTTTCTTTGTCTGCCTGGATACTTCAAATGCTGTGCGTTCTTCTTTTACGCCGTAAAAATTTTGTGTAATTGGCGCATTGTTTTTTCCAGAAACTTCACCTTTACGGTATCTGTCTGCTTCTGGTTGTGCTAATACCATTTCACCTTTATGCAATGCTGCGGAATAGTTGTCAAAAGGTACGGTGCGCAATCCTGTTCGGTGACTACCATCCGAACCACCTTCGCTTTCATCATCACCTCCAGCAGCTTCTCTAATTCTTCGTCTGATTTCCGCACAAACACCGTCCACATAAGCATAGATAGAACCTTCTGTTGATTTGAACCCAGAAAGGAAAACATCGCCGTAACCTTTTGAAATCTCTGCAACGGTTGGCGTAAAACTTTTCAGATTGATTTCGTCTTGAACCAATGAAGCCTTTAGATTTTTTTCTTTTTCTTTAAGTTCGAGAAGGTCGTTTTCTGTTTGTTTTTTTGTTTCTTTGTCAATGTTTTTGGTTTGCAATTTTGTTTCTTTATCTTTGATTTCAGTTTGCAATTTTTCAAGTTCAGTCTTTTTGTCAACCTGTACTTGCATTAACTCGATAACTTTATTCATATGTTCAATTTCTTCATTTCTTTGTTGCTCGAGATTATAAGTTTTTTGTTTTAATTCTTCTTCTAGCAACTTTTTCTTTTTAGTGGCCTCTTTTCTTGCTTCGTCCATTTTCTCGCGGATAGAATCTTTTTCGTCTGCAAGGTCTTGTTTCCGCAAAGTTTCTTTTCTATCAGCTTTTAACTTTTCAATATCAGCTACAACTTTTGTGTTGTCATCACCGCTAGTCTCATTCAGATTGTCGTATAAGCCACTTAATTTCGTGTCATATTCTTCCTTGTCCGTTTTGCGATTGCGTTCTTCTTCCGCTTTGTCTATTGCATCAAGTTGACTTTGTAAACCACTAACAGCTTCGTCAGTTTCATCATCGATTGATTGACTTTTTGCCCGTGCTACCGCTTTAAACATTTCAATTTGTGCCTTTGTTGCGTTTTCGGTTGCTTTAATATCTTTTTGCAATGTCTTAATATTTTCCTTCGACGCTTTATCCATTGTGGATATTCTTGTATCTCTGTCCTTGTAGTACAGTTTTATCTTTTCTTCGATGTTTTTATAAGTGCTGTTCATGACGAGTTGCCCTGTTTTAGCGTCCTTTTCTAGGATACCTGTTGATATTTCATCAGCCTGCCCAACTATCATGGTGCATAGTTTTTCCATTTCATCAGTGGCAAAGGCTGTATTCTCCGAAATACCAACGCTTAAACCCTGCACTAAAAACTTACCGATTTCAGCAAATACAAGGGAGGGAGAATGGATCCCCAGAATCTTTTTCACAAAAGCTGGTAAAAGGTTTACAAACGAACCAAGTTTTTTCATGAACCAGTCTTTTGCGCCAATTATCCCTTTCCACATCCCCTCGACAATGTTTTTTCCGATTCCAACGAATCCGCTTATCGCCCTCCCGACAGAGGCTACCGCATCAGAAACTATTTTTTTCACCGATGTAAACGCTGCGTTTACCTTGTTTCTAAATTCCTCCGACGTGTTGTATGCGTGTACGAATTTGGCTATCAATACACCGATTAAAGCCATTATAATTGTTACAGGACCACCAATTGCCGCAATCGCAACTTTAACACCTGCAAGGGCGGCGGATAATGCCGGGGCAAGTGTCATAATGCTGCCTATACTGCTTATCAATGTTCCAACAATGAGAATTAACGGTCCTATGACGGCGGCAATACCAGCTATTACTGTAATTACTTTTTGCGCTTCTGGTGAAAGGCTATTAAATTTCTCGATTAGTCCTGCTGCAAACTCTGTCAGCTTGGTCACTAAAGGTTCTAATGTAGCGCCTAGACTTGCAAGTGCATCTTTTAACTTGGTCTGTGCTTCATTCGATGCGATCACGTCCGCATTTAATTCTTTGTATTTCACTGATGCATCGGAATATAGTCCATTGAGTGTTTCAGTAATTATAGCCTGCCGCTTCTGTTCAGTGGATGCGGCGGCTAATTTTTGGTTAAATTCATCCTCGGATACCCCTGCCCAATTCAAAGCGTCTGCTAATGGTCCTACAACCTTTGCCACTTTTGCAGATTCATTTGCCGCTTCTGTCAATCCTTCGATGGGCAAACTGTCACCAAATGTAGCGAATACACCTGTCGCAATGGTTGTCCATTTGCTCAATCCCTCTTGTGTTAACCCCATTTTGGCTAGATGACTAACCGCTTCAACAGACTGGTCGGTTTCACCCAAAACCGCATAAAATGCGTCGTATGTGCTTTTGGCTTCCTCTGCGGTATTACCAGCCGTGGTAAATGCCGTTTCAAGCTTAGCCATTTCCTCACGGTATTCTCTTGTACCTATTACCGCTGCAGTCGCTCCTGCTACAATCGGGGCTGTGACTGTTGCGGTCATTTTGCCACCGATATCCTGCATTTTAGAGCCGACTTTTTCTACTTCGTCGCCTACTGCTTTGATGTTTTGCTTACCAACCGAACCGAAGTCTTTCGTTTCTTTCTTTAAACCATCCAACTTGGTTTCAGCAAAAGAGATTTCTCTCGCCAACTTTCGATATTCCTCTTGGTTAATTTCTGTTCCGTTCGCCATCTGCTTATCGGCTTTTTCTTTGGATTGCTTTAAAATGTCAAGATTTTTTTTGGTTTCGTCAACCGATTTTGTAAGAAGGTCTTGTTTTTGCCGTAAAAGTTCGGTATTTTTAGGGTCATATTTCAATGCTCTGTTTACTGCTTTTAGTTCGTCTTGCAGGCTCTTGGACGATTTATTTAATATTGCCAAACCATTTTTGAAAGCAGTTGTTTCCGCTCCAATTTCAATGTTAATACCTTTTACTTTTGTTGCCATTATTTAACCCCCTTCCCGAATCTTTGTTTTAGCTTTTCTCTATCCGGGCTTGTCTGCTCCATTATCCAGCAATTTTCTAAATATTCTCGCCCTTTTTCTGTTTTGTTCAGTTTGTAAATAAAAGCATCTCTACGTAAACCTAAATAAACATCAACAGGAAGTTGTTCAATCTCCAAAAAATTAAGCCTTGCATAGTCCATTACCAACTTTTCAGATGCCGTAAATACTTCATAATCTCGCCCTTCTCCGTCCTCACCTGGATAGTAGGGCAGTTTTAGTTTGGGTTGGAAGTTGCCTCGGTTACAAATTTAATATATTCTTTGACAAATTCCGTTGCATCTTCAAAATCAAACATTTTATTTATTGTTTCGGCTGTATACTTTTTCTTCTGGTTCTGATTTACAATCATTTCCACCAGTTTGTACATTCCATCAGCGTTTTTGATATCGCCAACGTCAATTATTTCATCAAAA